GTGGACATTTCTTGTTGTTCAGACCCGCCGCCGCATCGAGGTCGAAAGGGCCGTAGGCGGCGTTCAGTCTGTTGTAGAGATAGGCGGGTGTCTCGTAGCTAGTTGAGGCCATTGATGTCACGCTCCATTCCTATGGCGGCATTGTAGGCACTCATGTCACCGCCCGTCATTTGAACCTCTTCCTGCCTCATTGCATTCCGAACGCGAATAGTTTCCTGTATCAGGGCGTGTTCCTTATCCTTTAATTTTAAGGCCCTCTTCACCACCCGCCGCTTACCTTTATATCTTCCCAGATAGCTCATGGTTCCTCCTTTGCGGGAAGTGTATCAGGCCCAGTGGGTCTTCGTCAACACCTTTAAATCCCTCTGTCCTACTGGCATACAGGGGAATGCCTCGCCAAGGGCCTCCTCGACAGCCTCGCAATCGATCACGGTCATGATGTTCACATCGATGTTGTGCTTGCAGGCATATTCAACTTCCTGATCAGCCCCGGGCGAGTAGCCGGGCAGCCGAACCAGTTCATCATCATAAAGAGGGCGCATCCGCTTAAGCATTGCTAGATCCATCATCATGATATCTTCGTACTCTTTTGGATATTGTTCGATCCATGAATAATCCAGGTGCGGGATGTAGCAGGTGTATCCTCGCCTGAAATAATATTCGCCCACCATGATTGCCCGGTGGATGTTTTCCATCCTATCGCCGTGCGAGATCGGGCCAGAGATATACTTGACGCTATTTCGGAGCATTGTAGAAGACACAGTCATCCCCCCATTCTTCGGCTACAGAGCCGTCTGGACAGTCGTAAAAAGTTCCGCTCTTGTTAGTGACAAGTTCGCGGCCTCGGAAAAGTTTGGTAATAATCTGAGCAACGGTATCTGAGAAATTCCTGCCAATAGCTACGATGTGATCTTCATGCAGATCGACCTCATCCAGGGATCCCACTCCCGTCTTTTTGACTCCCTTGCCGTTCTGCTTGGCTTTCCTTCTGATGGCCTCGCGGACGGCATAGTCAAGGGCATTTTTTTCTTTATTTCTTTCTTCAGCTGTTCTGCTGTCGTGCTGGGTTTCGACGCATTCGAGAACACCTGTGTCCTCATTCTTCTTTAATACCTTGAGTGCATCCTCGGTCAGGTAATTACTTTTGACAGTTGCGCCCATGAAGATTCTATTTCGCCTGAATGGCTCACCAAGGCCTTCAAGGGATTTCTTCGCCTGAGATTCGGTTGCCTTCCAGATACAGAATACGTTCCTCGCTGAGTCCACGAGCGCGGTGGTGCCTCTCACATGCATCCTTGCTTGCTCTGCCGATTCGATTGCAACATCATAGCTCTTGGAGAAATGGTGCGAGATCAGCACGGACGAACCCGTCTCAACAGCCAGACGGTTAAACTCGGCCATCACGAGGCTGCCCATGGACGGATCTGCATTCACATCCGCGTGTACGAGCATCGAGAGCGGATCCAGGATAATCAGCTTCACATCGTCCATCTCCAGAATGGATTCGCGGATCCGGCTCCAGTTCGAGCTCTCTGTCAAGACGCTATCCTTCATGTAAAAGAGCGGGAAGGTCACGCCCAGAGACGGCATCGGTATAATTTTGAGGTCGTACTTCGAATCCTTGAACCTGCGTGGCGGTCTGGCTATGTCCACGAGGTTGATTCTCTCGTGGATGTCCGGGCGCCCATCCTCAGCTGAGAAGTAAATCACATTCCCGTTCTGCTGGATCTTACTTCCGAAGGCCTCGTCCTGATAGATAGTCCCGAAGGCGATCTTCACGGCTAGGTCGAGGAACATGAAGCTCTTTCCAGTACCGCCTTCGGCCGCGAGGATGGAGCAGGAGTTCAGGGCGAATCCGTTTTCGAGCAGGTATTCTCTTTTGGGCGGATGTTCGTCATAGCTCTTGGCAGAGAATTCATCAGCATGAAGGTTGACCGGGCGGTGGATCAGCTTGGCGTCCACGAGAAGCTTTTCGACTTGCTTGGGTGTGCAGTCAGCGGCATCCCATTTATCAGGAGCGTTTCTGGGCGGCTGAACGATGCTGATTATTCCCGTGTCCATCGTCTTGAGGAGGTCGAAGATACCCCTCATCAGTTTGAAGCCGCCATCATCGTTGTCGGCCCACAGGATGATCATCTTCCCTTCGAGAGGCGACCAGTCAGTCTTCTCGAGCGGTGCGTTGTTTCCTCCGATGCAGGTGGTGGCTACGATGCCAAGGGAGATAAGGAAGTCGGCAACCTTCTCGCCCTCCACGATCACCACACACTTGGCCCCGTTGATCCCGGGCAGATTGTAAAGAGGCCGATGGGTGTCGGGCAGCGTCTTGGATCCGTCTGGAAGTTCGGGATAGAAATCCTTTTTGCCGCTTGGATGAACAACTCTCCTGATAGTGAGGAGGGTGCTCATGTTGTAATCCATGTAGGTATAGAGGGTGCTTTCTGATGTTGGAATATTGTCGAATGTGATTCCTGCCGGGAGCAGGTTCGATGTGATGATGGTGGGATTATCTACCTGGGGAAGGAATGTGGTCAGGCCTACCCATGCCTCAAGCTCCATGAGCGCAGTTTTGAAATCCACGTTCCTTGATGCCATGTAGACATCAATCAGGTCGCCAGTAGGCTGTCCACCGTTGAAGTCGGCTCCTACGCCGATCTTCCCCGGGACCAAAGATATGCTCGTGGATTTACCGGCCCCACCCTCGATGGTGTCCGCGAGGTATTCGTTTCCCTTTTTTCGTCCACCCGGGAGGAGATACTCCAAAAGCTCAAGGGCATAGCTGTTTAATCTGTCCTTTAAGTCTTGCACCCTGTACGGATTTTGCTCCTGTCGGTCTCCATCCTCCTTGAACTGGTTGAGATCTAGGGTGCCCATGAGGGTGCCGTCTCCTCCTCCTGCTTCCAGCATTCTTCCTTGAAGTCGCAATACTTGCATTTCCGGTGTGTTTTGGTGTTGTACTCCCGTGGCAGGAGGGTTCCGCCATCAATGGCATCGAGTATCCTTTGAAGCTTCTCCACGAGAGATTCCGCGAACGCCGCATGATGCGGCACCAGTTCGGCATATATTTCCTGATCGTTTTTATTCATGACCATCCAAAGCGCAGGATTCGTCAGCCCGGTGCAAAGCTGGTAGATCTGAACCTGCGCGTAATAGACGGCATTTGTTGATTGAAGACCAAGCTTTACGAATTCCTTGAACCTTTTATCGTTGGCTGATTTGAATTCAGGCAGAGCCGGAAATTCCATGAACTTGGGTCCATTCATGAGAACGCCATCGACATGTCCCTGGAACCTGCCGTCTGCCATTGAAAATGCGTACTGACTTCCGTCTTCCTTTTCTCCCCGAATATCGAACCCACACCTTTTGAGAAGGCTTTCCATGTACTCTTCGTACATATCACCCACCTGAAAAATTCTTTTGACTCTCGGTTCGATAATCTCTCTCAGGTGCGGATGCGTTTTGCTGTACTGGATTCGCCTCTCGCATTCAATGCCGATGCTTGATCCGCCGATATAGGTGCGCGGCTTTTCTTGGGCCACTTCCTTGGCCAGCGTCTTGTCCACCAGCTTGAGGAGCGGAAGTAAATTATTTGTCATGATCGGTTTAAGTACCATCAGAAACCCCCCTCCTTTTCGTCTTGCGATTTCCAAGGAAAATCCTCATCCGTGACGGGTCCGGTGCGCGGAGCGGGAGGCGCAGACATGCCGGCCGGGATGAGTCCGCCGGGAGATCCTGGCGGAGGAATGGCTGGCTCCATCTTCGGGTTTTTGGTTGGCGATTGCATTGAGGGGGGAACCTCGTAGTCTGGCGGAAGGTCTATCTTTAATTTCATGTCAACATCTTTACCGCTCAGAAAAAACAGCGGATTATCTTCACCTTCTGGGATTTGCTCCATCTTCATCCACTTCTCAAACTCGAGGATACAATGAATGATGAGCTGCTTGACCTTGGACTCAGGCAGGTCCGCCAATCTCGTTCCCCATCCCCAGCTTTCCATGATCTCGGCCATCTTGGGGAGGCATTTGGCCAGCGCACGGTTTTCCTTGTCACCGAAAATGTCGAGGGCCGAAGAATACACAGTTTCCTCCCCCTTCATGAAGTCCCATTTTTCCTTTGCCTTTTTAGCCATCGAGATACCTCGCTACGCAAACCTTGCGAAGGAGCGTGGTTTTGGGTTCAGCGCAATACCGAATGAAGCGTATGTAGCTTCTGAAATCTCTCCGGTCACTGAAATGATCCAGAAGCCATTGCGCGAGATTAGTCACCACAACATTGAAGGCCTTCTTGTCATCTACGGCGGCAACGAGTGACAGGAAATGCTCTGGAACAGCTGCCATGTGTGTTCCGTATGTGCCGCCCTTGAGCATCTTGGAAATGACCTTTCCGAATTCCCAGTAGATCTCTGGGCTGTCAACCAGTGTCGTGATCGCAACATCGCCGCCAATGACAAGCGTTCCTCTCGCCACATGCGCATGTGCTTTCTGACGGCTCCACCCAACCTTTCGTGCGGCAGCCGCAACCGTATTTCCCTTGTCGATATATTTCTGAATCTTTTTTAAATCCTGCTTTGTTTTTTTATCCAACTCTCTGGGACTCATTTACTCCGTTCCTTTCTTGTTTGGCCTGGCCGATGGTCAAGGCGAATTTTTTATACCCTTTGATAAAAGAGATCATGCACGATGCTTCGTATGAGTTACTTGGTTCCCTGTCTCCTCGTGTTGGATCCCACTGCATTTCAGTGAGAAGATTGTACTGACTATTCGATGGTGGCTTGTGATGCCAGTGAGCGAACTTCTTGGATGAAGATGATGTTTCGTTATTTGACATGTAATTGTTGCAATGAGCGAACGCGACAGACCGTTTCCCTACGCCAAGGATCTGGCCCTTATCTTTACTCGGAATGCCTACCGCGGCCCATAAATCCTCATTCAGTTGACCGATGGCCACCATGTGGTCGAACCCGCCAGCCACCCAGATAGTCATCTGCCCTCCTGACAGAAGATCGGATATCTCTACCCATGCGAACGGGGAATTGTTTGTAAGGTCGATGGCTACCATTTCGAAATTCTTTATTCTGACCTTGCCTGTCTCGGCATCGCCCTTCATTTCTTTTTCGGCTGCCGCTTCGATAGACTCCAGAATGTGGGCGCCGCACTTGGGACAATACTCATCATGCTCATGGACGATCACGATCTTCTGACAGGCCGGGCAAAGGACATAGACAGCGTCATCGCCCTCGCCACGGACTTCTCTTATCTTCTTGAGGTTGATGTCCGACCTGAGGGTGCCATGCGTTTTGATCGAATCTCCGAAGTCGAGGATCAGGCAGTCAACCTTCTTGCTCCACTTATCCTTCTCATCAACTATCGGCCGGAGGCCTCGGCCCACCATCTGGATCATTGTGGATTTGGCTGAACACGACCTCATGAGCATCACGCAATCCACGGTGGGACAGTCGAACCCCTCTGTCAGGATGGCGGCATTGAACAGCACCTGGAATTTGCCGCGATGGAAATCATCGATGATGGATTGGTTTACCGCCGCAGGAAGCTTCGAGTGAACGAAATGCGCGTTATGTCCTCGCTCGTTGAACAGGTCAGACATGGCCACCGCTTCATCGATGGTGGTGCAGAAGCAGATGGTGTGCCTGTCGCTGGCCATCTTTTCCCACTCCTCGGCGATCCGGTAGCGCATCGGTTCGTAGATCCCGGACAGCTTCTCGTTCCGGGCCTTCTCTGAGAGCCGCTCATCGCGGAGCGTGTCGAGCTCTTCGTTGATGCCGATGCTCACAACGAAGCTATTGGGCGGCACGAGGTAGCCCATCTCGATCAGGAAGTCGGTGTCGATCTTGTACGCGATATTGTCGAACACATCGCCCAGGCCCTTACCGTCAGATCTGTCAGCTGTAGCCGTGAGGCCCACCACCTTCATGTCAGGGTTCACTCCCCAATAGTGATCAATGACGGTGCGGTAAGTATCTGCCGCGGCGTGGTGGGCCTCATCAACGATAAGATAATCAAGCTTGGGTACGAGGTCGAAGGATCCGTTATTAGATAAGGTCTGGATGGTAGCGAAGATCACATCGCCGCTGGCATCTTTTTCTTGGCCCGTGAGGATGCTCGTTCTCATAAAGAAGTCTGGAGCTACGCGCAGAAATTTCTCGGAGTTTTGCTTGACCAGATTCAGGCGATGCTGGAGAACTACAGTCTTGCCTGAGGCGAACAGGTCTTCGCCTCTATTGGCAGTTAAGTCCTCTATAAGGGAAGAAAGAATGATGGTCTTGCCAGCCCCCGTAGGGGCAACTACCAGCGTGTTGCTGTTTTCATTTAATGCCAGCTTCGTTTCTTCTATGACGTTCTTTTGGTATTCGCGTAAAATCATGCCGAACCTCCCAAGGGAGGCCAGCCCTATGAGCTACCCCAACTTTTCGGAAATGTATTGGCTACCGCCTCCACAGCGGGGGACGATCCCGCACAACACAGGGCTGACCTCGCGCTACCGCTTTCGCGGTGCGGTTATTGGCCAGTAGGAGGTGCCCAGTTGGGACGCTCTTCACCGGAACCAGCAGGGGCGGCAGTCTGCGCCGGAGGCAACCCTGCGCCACCCATAAGTCCGCCACCCGAAGGTGCGGCGGCAGGTGCAGGTTGCCCTCCAACAGAAGCTCCGGGGCCAACGGGGCCGTTCGGGTCTGGAGCGGCGGCAGGTGCGCCTTGGCCGCTACGCCAGTCGTAGTGATGTTTGCTGTCGGGCGGGATGCCCATCATCATCTTGTTCTTGGCCGGGAATCCATCCTTGGCCGCTTCGACTCCCACCTTGCCAAGGAAGACCATGCCGTGGAGATCCGGCCAGTCGTTCTGGAGGATACGAGCCGCCGCGCTGTTCTGATCGGACGCATCCGACCTGATGCCGCGGTGGGACTCAGTGATCTGCCTCGCCAACCGGCCAGTCCTGATCGCGCTCTTGGACTGACCTTTATCGTTGAGCGTTCCGCCTTCCACGGTCTGATTGTTGCGGAACCATTTGTCAGCGTACTCACCGCCGACAACGGTGAACTTCCACTTCATGAAGATGACGTTCGAATTCGGATTTCCCGAACGGTAAAACAGGTTGGTTCTCGGGTCCGGGTTCTCCTTGTCGCGCTCAAGCTCCACGCGCATGACAACAACGGATTCTGCTGGAATTACTTCGTACTCACCTGATCCTGCGTAATCATCGCTATTTAGATCCAGAGGCATCGTTACTCTCCTTACTTTCGGGAACAGACTGTTCCTCGGTGGGTTTGGGTAGTTCGAAGTTGAGTGATTCGAGAAGATTGATCGACCTGGGTTGTTTTAGCTTTTCAATCAATGAACCAAGATCTGGTCTTTCCAGAACATCGAGTTTCCCGGCCCTATCCTTGGCCGGGTATCCCCATCGGTTCAACTTACGGCAAACAAATGCCCGGTATGGATTCGGAGTGAACTCATCAATGATTGCCATCGTGATCAACTCATCCACGATGCCCGGAAGTTCCTCCCCGGTCTTTGAACCCTCAATTTGAAGGTTGAAGGAACTCATGCCGGTGTCAGTGTCCATTCGCTGATTCAAAATCGAAAGGAAAATGACATGCATATGACGCGCCTGTTGAAACTGGGTGAGCAGTTTGATCATGTTCTGACCATGCTCTCCGTAGGCCTTCCTTGCGTCATGTTCGCCAGCCTTTGTGGTCGATGTTTTCTGAAACGAAAGGCGACCCGTATGCGTCAGGCTGTCAACGAAGACATAATTGATCTTCTCCAGACGCTCGGCAATTTTCGGATACGTCCTTACCGTAAAGTCGTAATGCCTCTGGCAGTAGTGAATGCCGTCCCTGTTGGGAAGCGCGGGGTTTGGACCGCCAACAAGTGCGGCCAGGTGTGTGCATTCCTCAAACGTCTTGGGCCTTACGCACAGCCCTTCCCACTCATCCACGGCCAGATCACCGGCCTCAAGATCAACAAAGAGAGTTTCTTTTGCTGGCAGAGAAAACAGCTGTGTGGTTTTGCCAACCCCGTGGCTTCCGATCAGGGCCAGCTTGACGCCTCGTTGTTCCTTTTTCCTGTCAGCTTTTGTAACAACGTCCATGGCTATCTCTCCTTGATAGTAAAGACGGGATCGGATGGCGTGACAGTCCTGCCGCCATCCAGCTTATCCCTGACCATGGGCGAGGCCTTCTCGTACTCAGCTTCCCTGACGTTGAATTTCGTTTCGATGTACGGAGATACCGCATCGTCAGAAGCGAGGAAACTAAGATGCTCCTGATCCCAATCCACCTTTTTCCTTTTAACGATGGAGACTTCGTGTTTCACTCCGATGTGTTGATGCACCGTTCCGGTGTCAGTTCCCTTAAGGGAGAACAGATGCTTGGTGAGTCCTGCATGTTGTTGTTGTAGGAGGGTTTGAATCTTTTTCTTTGCGGCCTGGCCCATCTTGATTGTTGCATCGGCCAGTTCCATTAGCTCCAGAACAGGTCCGGGTTCGTATTCCTCGCCCGGCTTTAGCGTTCTGAAAGCCGCTTCCATAGCCTCCACCTGGGAGACTAGCTTTACCTTTGCCATTTTCGGCTCCTTGCGGGGTGTAAACTTTGATCAACGTGGCATTTTGCCTTGTGTCTCGTTTTGACCCGCGAATGAGAAAATAGAAATCATACCGCTGCCGGATTTACCCGGCGATTCATTTTACGCCCTCCTTTAAGAAACGATAATCAAAATTTTCCTGCAAAAATTAGGCATCCCAAACAAATCTTTATCACCTGAGAAAACCGCCTGGATACCAATTTCCGAACAGGACGATATTACCTTGACTTTTTGAGATTTGTCAACCTATAATACCTCAGTTATGAACACATCATGTAGTGCTTCAACGACCTTTTTCTTCAACCTGTAGGTGGTGTTCTTGGCTGTGGCTGGAGACTTAACATCTTCAATGATTTCCACGCCATTTTCATCCATGTACATAAAGTCGGCGTAATAGTCACAGATCTTCTTGCCGTTGACCGCGCAGAGGAACCTGGGCTGAAGTCTGAGGCAGGTAATTTTACCCTCTTTAAGTAGGGCCATTAAATGGAGGTAGCGAAGGGCTTCCTTCTTTGAGTCGAATGTAATGTCATTCACGGTAGTTTTTCGGGCGCCATATTTGTTGCGCCGTTTGTAGTAGGCCATGAAAGGAATCCTCATGAACAGACGAGAGATCTTGGAGTTCGCAGCTGAAAGAGTGACAGATGCAGTAGAAATTATAAAAGAGGAGTGCGGCATAGACAAGGCCGAAGATTCCTACGCAACCATCCTGATTGCACTCGTCAGGGAGTTCAAGGCTGTACTTTCAGTGGGGGAGATGGCCTACGGCCTGAATTCCGTGGCCGCGCAGATCCTCCACGATGATGCAGATTTTGACATGTTTTTGAGGGAATCTTTTCCGAAGAATCTAGGGAACCCGGAAATGAACTAACGGGTCTTGAGGTACTGTAAAAGTTCGTCTGTCCTTGACCCCTTGGGAACAACCCCTCCGCCGGCCGGTGTGAGGGCTTGCTTCTGGGGGGTTGGGGTGGACGAGGTGGGCGCAGGAGGTGCTACGCGGTTCCTGACTGCATTCATGGCATCTGTCACCGACTGAGGCATGGCCTCTCTGGCTTGACGGATTGGCCTTGCGACATCCCCCATCCCGGCATCGCCCGGGGAGACGCGCTTCGATCCGGTAGCCAACTTTCTGTACCGTGATAACTCTCCCGCCGCCTTGGCAATAATGGCTTTATTTTTGGCAAATATCTCAGTCTTTTCTTCCCTGCTCATGTTTCTGTCTGAGGCAGTCTTGGCAATTTCTAGCGTTGCGTTTTGTATTTTATCGCGCTCTCCCCTGATACGATAATACAATTCATCCTTTGGATCTGTTCGTCTCGTATTAAGACCAAGAAAACTTTGCGCTATGGCTGATGGAACCGACTGCTTAATCCTTCCGCGCTGTCCTTTGTGGCCCTGTATGGCCTTCTTCATCCGCTGGTATGAATATCCACCACCGAAATCAGTGCCCGGAATCTCAGGAGTGAATGCTGGGAGCATATCTCTAGTGAATTTACCCAGGCGGTCAGTCACAGACTCAAAGTTTTGGGGGTAAAGCTCTCCGGCACTTTCGTGTGGATGGATTGGCCTTTTCTGGAAGGAATCAATATTAAACATGGCCTGGATAAGCGAGGCCCCGGGAGAATTCACCAGCGGGAGCAATCCGATGTGACCTTCGCCGCCATTTGCGTAGTCGTACATTTCCATCAAGTCACCCCATGGGAATATGTATCCCATGTCCAGATGAACTGGCCGGCCATTATCATCATTGAACGGCATGCGAATCCACCTGACGGGGTTCAGCTTTGCAAGCTCGGCGAGATTCCCAGCCTCAGAGGCCTCCTCGTTCAGCGACCTTCTCGAGTATTCAGTCGTAGCAAGGGCGGCTATCGGCCACTTGGCTACCCTGAATGGATGCTTCACCAGGTTCTCGAAGGCCAGAGGCAGGGCCTTGGCTGAGAACGTCATGAATGGTGCGCCGAACGGTGACTTCCTGAGCATTTCGACAAGAGGAGACACTTCATCATAATCAATGCCGTATTTTCTGGCGTAGTTCGCGGCATCCTTGATACTCATGCCGGTATTTCTGCCATGGATAAAGAGGGTTCCCTTGTTGAACAGTTCCGTGGCCTGATAGATCTCGCCCGGAGATATACGAACCTTCTGTCCCATCTTCTGCGCGAAATTAGATCCAGCATCCAACATCCTGTGAAGCATGTTCGTTTCTTTTGCCGCAAAAAATTCGGTGCCTAAATTCCTAAGCTCGGCCTGAGAAAAGCTTGACCCCATGAGGTTGCCCGACTCACTGCTCTGCATCTCCTTCATATACTGACCAACATTCTTTCGCCTGGACAGGCCCTTAGCGATGTTTGCCAATCCCTTCATTCCAAACGAGAAATTCTTGGGAAGAATATCCGTGCCAGCAAACTCCTGGGCCGTCATGACGTAGGCTCTCATGCCGGATGGCCTGAACGGAGACAGCCCGCCCATGTCAGCAAGGAACACGTTCGACATGAGGTTTCTCAGCTGAGACGAGGGGTTCAGTACGACCTTGCCGTACTTCCACATCTTGAGGGCTTTCCTCGTAACGCCGTCCATGGAATTCATGAGTTCGATTGTGCTATGCACCTCCGCTCCCACATCGTCACGAACAAACTTGCCAGCAAGATCGCCCCACTCCTTCTTGGATCCGGTGATTTGTGAATACCCTATGGCTTCTCCGTCTCGTACCCAGGCCTCATCCTTTGCTATCGAACTAAAGAACTTCTTGACTGCGACTTCTCTCTTGCCCTGAGCGATACCAAAGGCAAGCGGAACTCCGGCCTCCCTGACCTCTCCAAGACCACCGCGCTCAACTGGCGTGAGCCTGAGAACCTCAGGCGTATCCCTCCAGAGGGTTACATGCCTTCCCTTGCGATCAACGACCTTGAACCCTCGACTGAGCATGTCGCCCAGGACTTCGGTTCTTTCTCTTATATTCTCAGGATTTCCTATGGCAGGAATATGGATAGTCTCGTTGGGACCACGACTCACGGTGAAATCCTCGCCGCGAATCACTGGCCCCTTAACAGTCACCTTTGTGGTTGGCATCGGTTTGATCTTGGGAAGTCTCCGTTCAATATTCTCAGTGACAGTCTCCGCTTCCTGCATACCTTTCCTGACACCTCGACCAGTGGCAACTCTCATGCTCTCAGGATCAAGGCCTTCAACATACGGCTTCTGCGGCATCTCCACATATACGGTTTCGCCACGAGCACTTAATTGTCCTGCCTTGCCAGCGGAGATCTGCTTGGGAGCGAACCCCAAGGTAGACGCAATGAAACTCTTCGGCCTCCCGATAACCTTCGCTTGCATCAGCCTGGGCATGTACTCCTGAAAGAACTTCTTCGAGAAATCAATTGTCTTTGGACTCAGACTTCCAACAGCGATCAATTCATCACGAAGCTGGTTAAGTACCACCCTGACTTCGTCAGCCATCTTCTGTAGTCCTGGCGAATCAACCTCCTGCATTTTTCCGCCGACTATTTTTTGGCCCTTCAATCCAGTAGAAACACCACCAGCAATCAGTTGACCAAGACGATACTGTTCCGCTGCGTTTAGTTGATCCATTATACGTCGGGTTGCATCCATGGAAGTTCGGACGCCAATCGTGACATCACCCTTGAGTACCCTGAGGATTTCCATATACCGCTCTGTCATACCTCGACCTGACAGGAAAAACTTCAATGCCTCAGGCAGAGATCCCGCTTCCTTGGCAGACCTCACCCTGTTCTTGATGGCAGACATGGTCCCAGATGCTGTGGGTGAGATGATAGTTCCAAGGGCTGCCCAGTGAATAAGCCCCTCTGGATCGAACTCCTCTTCCCGCAACTGATTTATGGCCTCCCACATAAATCCTACTGCCGCTCCACTAGCAGCCGTATCTACCTTAAACCCCTCAAGAAATGCCTTGTAAGCATTCTCGGCCTCAACAGCTACGTTCTTCGGATTCGAAATCATATGTCCGGCCATGCGTGTGCCGCTAAGTCCTAACCTGGCAAGCTTTATCGCACCATATGGAATGCCAAGGGTCTGGAATTCCGCACCCATCTTAATTGACGCACCGATTGGATTTGATTTCCAGAAAGTCCCTGAAAATGGATTAACCTTGGTCAATCCCTTTACTGCTGCCTTAACTCCGACCCTCTTGACTAATGCAAGCGGACCCATGGCCATACCTTCTATCCAAAGAGATGGGTCCGCCATAATAAAAGGTTCCTGAAGGGCCTCGGCCTCTTCAGCTGGTGTTAGATTGGCGTCAGGCCTGATCTCCTTGATGCCGATACTCTCGAGGAAACCGCCGCCTTCTTCAGGAGCTTCCGGTTCGGCTGTCTGGAATAGTTCCGGGGCCGGGCCTTCAGGGGTGTCTGGAGTGGAACCAAGGAGTTCGTCTAACGACACGCCACCATCGGAGGGCGCAGAAGCTTCAGGCGCATCAGGAATCTCTGTTGCTTGAGGTTCTTCGCCGGGATCTGATCCCAGGAGTTCGTCCAGTGTAGCCATTATCTTTGGCCCCGCTTATCAATCAGTCGATTTTTTTTTAATGCGGCGTCATTTTTTAATGCGGCGTCATGGATGGACGGCAGACGGCTAACCTTCATCCCTCGCCTCTTAAGCTCATCCGTCAGGATTATTTTAAGATACCTCTTGTCGGCCCGACCAAGCCCTTGGCTTTGATCGATTATTTTCGCTAGTCTAAGAATCTTTTCGTCGGTTACTTTCCTTGCCCTTATATCCCTGGCCGCATCCTGAGCGATATAAGATTTACCTGCGCTGGTAGTTCTTACGACAGAGTCGGGATCAAGAAGTCCGTAGTCCTTGGTATTCTTGACTTTCATTCCGTACATATCACCAATAGCCAATCTTGCCTGTTTTCTGGTCATAGACACGCCAAGAGCGTCCATCCTATCGTAAAGTCTATCTGCCATGGCCTGATTGAATCTTTCTATAAGCTCTTTTTCTGAGCTAACGTCAGCCATTTCGATAGAACCAAGGATGCCTCTGTAGGTTGCCTTGGCGGCATCACCCACAGATTCAATTCCCCTTGCAATGTGATTAAGCCTTTGGTCTTTGGTCAGTGTATTTCTGTTATTGGCTTTCTGCTCTGCAATCTCTTTCCTTTGTCGCTGAGCTTCAATATGAATTCTCTCATCCGATGCAATTTTCTCTCGAGAAAGTTTGGTCTTCAGATCAAGTGCGTTCTTCGCGGCCTTGGCTTCGGCTGCCTTCTCGTCTTCCCTCATCTGCACGATATTGCCTACGCCAAGAGCTCCACCAATCTGCTCGACAGCCCCGCTTGTGGTGGCCGCAGGGTTGCCCTGGTTGGCCATGAGTTCTGCACCCATGGCGATCATGGCAGCGCGGGAAGGCCCCCCGGCTTCTTCTGGCATCGGATCACCAATGCCTAGGGCAGGAGGCATCATCTGTCCTGCGCTTTCCTCAAGGTCAGAGGCGTACTGGGAGTAGTCATCTTCCGGTGATTCTGGATAGACAGCAGCCAGTTCTTGTCCTGCGCTTTCCTCAAGGTCAGAGGCGTACTGGGAGTAGTCATCTTCCGGTGATTCTGGATAGACAGCAGCCAGTTTTGCCTTCTCTTCACTAAGGACGCGTTTGACGTTTTGTATGTTCCTGAATTCTTCCATGTTAAGGCCTGGGTGAGGATTTCGTTTAGGATAGCTGCCAGCATGTCCTATATTCTGCCCCAGAGGTTCACCTTCAACATCTGGATCCTTTCTCCGACCTTCTGGAGGCTTAAGTGGAAGTTTAAAGTTAGGCCTCTCCATTGCCCAACGCGGCGTAGGCATGCTCTGGTGGCCATACTTTATGGTCGCACCAAGACCTTGTGACGGTTTCTTGTCGCCAAGGATCATTCGTGCATATTGACCCCTATTCTTCATTGATATCCTCGATGGAGGGCTATCAACAGCCGGATCATTCGACAGATTGAACGGAGGTTCGGCGCCGAAGACACGCGCCCGTCTCTCAGCCGCTTGGCTGGCAGCCCTTGCGCCCATAGGATCAGCACTATAATCCGATGTGATCGTAGGCATGCTCAGGTTGGGACCGGAAGGGATACTTCTAGCAATGAAATTGCCGGTGCTTTTAGCTGCCTGGAATATGGCTCGATCAATGTCACGAGGAGATGGGCCTGATGCCATCGTCTTCGAGATGCCTTTGGCCACCCTTCCAGCAACGGCAAGGAGCTGCTCTTTTGTTTTGGCCCCGGTCTGCATCGCGGCCTGGGCGATGGATTCAACCATGCCATCGAAGGCGCGGAACGGGCTGAGTAAAGTGTTGATGGCGTCAATGAGTTGAGATGGGGGCGGATCAGAAATAGGATCTCCGCTCATGGCATATCCACCGTGCCTGAACATCTGCCTTTCCATAAAGGTTCTGTTCATCTTAAGTACCTCCGCCCCCGCCTTCCAGCTTGGCTGTGGATCCGCTGTTATTATTTACAGAAGCGTTGCTTGCCCCGGCTCCGGCATCGATAGTACCGTCCACGATAGCCAGAAGACCGCCGGCCGACAAGACGATTCCAGCGTCAGATTGTCCGTCCACCCTGATAGTCACCGCCTGGTCAGGCTTGATAAGCATCCATTCGATGGTATCAAGTTGACCCATTGGAATAACAGAAAAAGTAGCGGAGTCGCCATCATCAGCTTCTTCGTAAGAGAAAACCTGAGACTCATCAACATCTATTTCCCTTCGGTATGGAGTCCCGGGTACAGGCCGTCCATCGATATTTGCCGTGACAACTATTTCCATTTTAGCCATGATTAACTTCCCTTCTTCGGAGCAAACAGACCCTGCGTGGCAAGGCCAGCACCAAGGGATTGTGTGAACGGGTTCGGCAGTGGAGCGGATGCCACGGACAACGTCTGCCCACCAGAAGGCGTACCGCGCAGGATGTCACTGACGAAGCTGACTCTCTGGTACGGCTCGTATTCCTTCTGGAGGGTGGCCTGATACGCAGCGTCCAGCTCGGCTTGTTCAGAAGCCCTCTGCACCCCGCCAGTCGTGGAGAGGAGGCTGACATCCTGTGTGTTGAGCGAGGTGCCAAGCTGTCCAAGAGCTCCAAGTCCCTGTCCAAGGTTTGCTTGCCCCTGAGCTACGTTGCCGTAACCGCTGGCAAGGTTCGCTACCTGCCCACCGATCTGGCCGTACTGGGTGCCAGCTTGGTTGTATCCTTGCGCTGCCTGCAAGCCCATGCCTTGAGCTTGATTATAATTCTGGTTGTTCAGCTGGGCCAGAATCTGATTGCGTTTGTCAGCTGTATTTCGAAGATGCTCTGCCTCTAAAATGCCGTGTCTTGCCCCACCAAAAGCACCCGCATTAGCGGCCGCACGGCCGATGGATTGCGCTTCAATGTCAGATTGCCGATTGATCTCGGCCATCGTGGTGTCAATAACATCTTGCTGGTATGGATTTCGATATGCCTGACTGCCAGTTTTCAATCCTTCAATGGCAGCCAACCCGCTGGCGGTTGGGTCTATCCCCCGGCGGGTGAGATCGAGGCCCTCTTCAATGCCTCCGATCTGAGATCCATACTGGCCGGCAGCGTCACCGTAGAGGCCTGCAGCATCGTCCAGGTACGGCCTGAAAGACCCAAGGCCGCTTCTAGCCGCGCCAAATGCGGCCTCCTGGTCAGGATTGAAACCAGCAACCTCCTGTGTTGGGATGTTGATTCGGTTTGCCGCAGCACGTCTGGCATCCTGCATTAACTGGACGGTCTGTTCCTTTGTATACGGATCAAGGAACTGAACTGACTGTGAAACTGATTCGGGGAATCCCTGGAATTCAGCCATGATTAACCCCTCCCCTCAAACATATCCATCATGCTGTACATAGCTTCGGGACCACCGGCACCGTCCACAGCGTCTGCCGTCATGACGAACTCCCCATCACTTAGCATGGCTGGAATATCATCGGACTTGGGACCACCCGGGCCGGAAGCATAACCGCCATGGCTATATCCATAGGCCTCGTCGCGGACGCCGCGTTTCCTGAGGTCATCCCAGTATGCCTTGATATTTTCGGCCCTTCTGACGCGATCTTCATGCTCAATTATCTGTAATTGCCGGGTAGTCTCTGGATCTACCCGTTTTCCATCCAAGGCTTGAGCTATCATCTCAAGTACATCAGGAGGTAAATCTTCAAATGATTTAGGATCTTCAAGATTAACTTTCTCTTCACTAAGGACGCGTTTGACGTTTTGTATGTTCCTGAATTCTTCCATGTTCCCACCTTCGGTTCCACGCTCGGCATACCTGGATGGCGTTCCTCCTTCGGCCATGCCCTGATTCGGATTCCACTGGGCCATGGCCTGATCGCGAACTCGAGCTCTTGATTCAGCTGTAGGCGAAGTGGGAAGGCCCCACTTTTTCATGGTTGTATTCACGGCATGCTCATCCGGCACCACACCTTCTGTCTCCCAGAGGTATCTCTTCACCTCGTTGTAGTGCTTTCGTGTGCTTCCGCCCGGAGTCACGGGAGGGCCGGAGACTTCGCCGCCCTGATTATATTTCTGAATGTACCCACCATCAGCGGCAGTTTGTAGACCCTCTAATTGCTGTGGCGGTTTGTATGGAAGGCCGTATGCAACCCTCAGATATCCAAGCGTTTTGTATTGGGCACGGAGGGCCGGATCTCCCTCTTCCCATTTGATTTTCTGCTCTTCGTAGCGGTTCTGCTGATCACGCCGCGGCTGTTCCTCGACACCTTTGCCCTGGTTTTTGAGCTTGTCGATGTCTTTTTTCTCATCGTCCTTCATCACGGCGTAGGCAGCCAGTCCCATGGGTACGCCGGGGTATTTCTTCATCCAACCCCAGACGGAACTGTCATCACCGCCACCACCGCCTCGGACTCCGGCGTTTCCGCCAGCCTTGGCGGTGCCACCAAGGAATTGATTTCTGACAAGATCTGAACGTAACTTAGCGGCACCAGCAGTAGACATGCCCGATGTGCCAATCTCTCGATTTACATCACCCCAAGGAATCGATCCAATACCCGCCGCTGCACGGATATTTTTTTGCCCACGGACATCTCCCATGAAGCGGCCCCCGCCGTAACCAGCAGCGGCATGGAGCGCGGCATCAGACAGGCCGTAGTTGTCCTTGTCCTTTGTAGCCAGATATCCAGC